AGCTTGCGACTAGAAACGAGAAGATTGATAAAAACGAAGGACAAGAATCAATCGCTGTAGCTCATAACGTAAGTGGTGTTACATTGTCAGCAATGACAGTAAAGAACCGCTTTGTACCTGCTTTCTTAAAGGCAGAACTATACAATAACTTCCGTACTGGTTTAAGTCGTTATGCAGGCTTAGCTGATATGGCAGTAGCGTTTGGTGTTATACAGCAAACCGGTGCTACATTTCAACTCAATGGTGAAAAGATTGGTTACAGAAAGACTTGGGAAAACGATACCGAGTTTTGGGACAATAAGGTACTGCCGGTACTTGAACAGACTCTTAAAGAGAAAGTCGGGTACGGGTCAAGTAACCCAGTTCTTGACGAAGCTGAAGAGCTTACAAAAGAATAAAAAGAAAAGCTAAGGGCAACCTTAGCTTTTTTTATCTTTAATATATAATAATAAGGTATGAAGAAGAACAGCCTGCAAGTTAATAGTGATTTCTTTGAGAACATTGTAGCATGTCAATGTTTAACGAACTCTTACTATACCTCACTTGTATACGATCATTTAACACCAGATAACTTTAAGAACCCTGGTAATAGGCTTGTTATAGGTATTATTAAAGACTTTTACGCAAAACGTAAAGTATTACCTACCATTACTGAGATTAAAACATATCTTAGTAAAGAAGAAGATTTAAAGTTATTTAAAGACACAGTAACCACATATAAGCAATACGATACAAAGCTCAATATGGATGAGCTTATTGCTAATACTGAAACGTTTTTTAAAGAAAAAGCTGTATACAACACTGTATTAAAGATAGCAGATGATTTATCTAAAGAGTCCGTAGATTACTCTAAGTTTTTAGGTTTATTTGAAAAAGCTTGTAATATTACTTTAGTTAGTGATATTGGTTTAGACTTTTTCGGTGATTACGAAAAAATTATTACAGAGTTAGGTACAAAGAGTGAAGTATTACCTACTGGGTGGGGGTTTATTGACGATAAGATAGGTGGTGGTTTAATGAAGAACGGTAGAGCACTTTATCTATTCTTAGGACCGACTAACGTGGGTAAATCTATCTTCTTGGGTAATGTAGCAGCTAATATGGCTAATAAAGGCTTAACTACAGTTCTTATATCTTTAGAAATGCCTGAAATGATGTATGCTAAACGTATTAGTAGCCATCTTTCTAAAATCCCTATTAACAATATTCAAGATCAAGTATCCTCTTTAGATTCTTATTTTAAAGGAGTAACCGATACACATAAGCGTAAGTTAATCATTAAGGAATTCCCACCGAAATCCATTACTGTAGCAGGTATTAAGGCCTATCTTGAATCTTTAGTAAAGGCTGGGATAAAACCGGATATACTCGTGATAGACTATCTTGGACTAATAAAGGCATCGCAAGGAGATAATTCTTATGAACAAGGTAAGGTAGCTGCAGAAGAATTAAGAGCATTGTCATACTTCTTTAACATGCCTGTAGTGAGTGCTATTCAAACTAACCGTGAAGGTATGGAGAAACCAAGTCTGGATACCGTAAGTGAATCTTTAGGTGTAGCGTTTACTGCAGACGTTGTATGGGCTATCTACCAAGAAGAAGGCGATCAAGATTTAGGTATTATTAAGGTAGCCGGGGTAAAGAACCGTTTAGGGCCTAAACACGGAGCAACAGCAATGCGTATAGACTATACTACTTTATCATTAACTGAAGAGAAAGGGTATATTGGTTTAACCGGTAACAAATCCGGTGGTGGTTTAGATGAATTAGCTGACTTAGAAAATAAGCTGGAAAATATAAGCCGGTAGGTTAAATAGATTATAGTGAGCTTTAACAAGATATACGTTTTTACAGACTTTGATTTAGACGGAGTTGCTTCATTACTAATGCTACATTGGGCATTAGGAGCTAAACCTGGGCAACTTGTTTTTAAAACCACTACAGTTACCAATTTTCGCAAAGACTTTTTAACATTTTTAGATCAAAATAATGCTAACGATTTTGATAAAATTTATATTTTAGATTTAGATGTATCTAAGCATTCTGATTTAGTGGATAGAAAAAATATTGAAATCATTGATCATCATTTGTCCCATGTTAAAGCTTTAAATGTTTATAAAATTGCAAAAGCTATAGTAAAAGAAACAACAAGTTGTGCAAAGTTAATGTACAACACGTTTAAAGACAAAGTAGAGCTTTCTAAAACCCAAAAATATTTTATTGGTTTAGCTGATGATTATGATTGTTATCAGTTTAAGTTACCTGAAACATACGAACTAAATTGTTTGTACACTAATACCCAAAAAACATCTACTAAGCACCGGGCAGAAATATTTTTAGAGAAATATTATAAAGGTTTTTACTCTTTTAATTCTCAAGAAAAATTTATTATAAAAGAATTTGTAGATCGTAAAAACAGAGCGATTGCTAATTTAGAGATATTTCATGGTAACGTTTCTATAGGCGGAAAAGAACGCGCTGTATACGGCACAACAGGAAATAAATTTGTTAATGAAATTTGCGACCATATGTTAAACACCCACCCAGCAGACATTGTATTCTTTGTTAATGCTGATAACTCACACATATCGTTTCGCAAGAGTAAAAATTGTGAGGTTGACTTGTCAAAGTTAGCTGCAAAAATGTGTGACGGAGGAGGTCACGAGTATGCTGCTGGTGGGAAAATAACGGAATCGTTCCTTAATTTCACCAAGCTACTTACGCCTTTAACGTAACATGTCTGGCTTAGTAGGAGCATTACAAGAATCTGTTTTAGAAACCCCTCTTAGCCAATTGGCCAGAGATGAACTTGAGTTGGAACTTATCAAGTTTGGTTCATTTTGTTCCATTATTCATAATAAAAAACTCAATAATGTTACTATATTTTCATTTATTGTTAAAAATAAATTACACCGTAAAATTTTTATGGAATTAACTGATACTGATAGTGAAAGAGAAGCAATACTACTGTTTCTCAAGTACAATTCCAATCTTTGCCGTAGCAAAGTAGTGAGAGAGATATTAAAATCATAGCTCATTAATGAGCGTAGAACAAGTTTACAATACATATTTAAGCGTATCCAGAGGCCATCAAAATAAGCCTTGGAAAGCGCGTAAAGACTTTGAAGGGTTTGATAAAACACCTGACGGTATTTTATGTACACGATTGGATATGTTCTTTAAACGTTTCCCTCAAATAAACATTAAAGATTTCCTATTAGCACCATATGTCATCTACAAAGACGAAGAACACTTCCCGCTCAACTTCTACCTCACGCAAAAAGCCATTGCCTGTTACTCTCTCTTACAGAGTCAGAGGGCCGAAGAATTACCCGACACTGATGGCCACATTAAACATATTCTTGAATCGTTAAAGTACCTGGCTAATACTTGCGTTAACGAGAAAACAACATTAAAACAGTACTGTGACGCTAAAACGGGATATACCTGGAGATGCTTAGAGGATTACAGGAACAAACACATTAACCTTTACGTTCTTTTAATGCTACCTAATTTTGAATTTATATTTGATAGCTTGCAGTTACAAGATAAAGAGCTTTACTTAAAAAGCATCTATGCAGATATCGTTAAATTTAAAATGCGGATTAACAATTCAACTAAAGCTAAAAAAATTATTTTGGAAGGATTAAAAAGAATTAATACTTTAAACCAACTTTCACTTGATAAAAGACAATAACATACTAACATACTATATCATATAAATTATGAAACCTTATAACTCAAACATGTTTGAAAGCATTAAAAATGCTGTAGACAAAGCTAAGAACAAATCAGGCGGTAGCTCTGCTTATCGTAACCTTCTCTCGTTAGAACCGAGTGAAAAACCATATATTGTACGTTTACTACCTAATATAAAGAACCCAGAAGAAACAATATTACATTATTATCATCACGGTTGGAATAGTATTGGTAGTGGCCAGTATACAAGCATTACATCGCCTACTACTTGGGGAGATCGTTGTCCTATTAGTGAACTATATTTTAAGATTCAACGGGAAGGCAGTAATGAAGAGAAAGAACGCGCTAAAGCTAATCTTCGTCGTAAAGAAAACTGGTTAGTAAACGTTTACGTTGTTAATGACCCTAAGAAACCAGAAAACAACGGTACTGTTAAAGTATTACGCTACGGTAAGCAGTTAGATAAGATTATTCAATCTGCTATCAATGGGGATGACTCAGAAGAGTTTGGTGCTAAGATTTTTGATCTAAGCCCTGAAGGTTGTAACTTACGTATTAAGGTAGAGTTAGTATCTGATAAGCCAGGTGCACCAAAGTACCCAACCTATACAGCTTCTAAGTTCTTAAATGCAGCAGCTATTGAAGGTTTAGACGAAGACAAGATTCAAGAAACTTATAACAGCATTCATGATCTTAATACTTTTGTAGAACGTAAATCTAACGACGAGATTAAGGCATTTATTGATCAACACTATTATGGTAGTGCAGATTCTGCACCGGTTGCTGCTCCAGTAGAAGAAGAAGATGTTCCGTACACTCCAGCACCCAAAGCTACTAAACCAGTTGCAAAGCCAGTAGTTGAATCTGATAGTACTAATGATACTAATGATAGTAAAGTAAATGACTTACTCGCTGGTTTAGACGACTTATAATATGGCAAACCAACAAAGACCAGGTCCTTTTGTGCCACCATCAGACCCTTCATTAAATGGAGAGTCTTTGGTGTTGGCGGCTATGTTCGCTAAACAACTGCAAAATGATATTAATGGTATCAAGCAGAAGTCTCACGAAGTAGGTGGCGGTCTTAGAGTAACAGATGTAGATATGAGTAAGGTCATGCCTTCTCATATCATGAAAGCTGCGGGTAGGCAAGCACCACCGCAGCAACATCAACAAAGACCACCGCAACAGGCATATGTACCGCCTGTGCCTCAACCAATTCAGCAACCAGAGCCTCAGCTTTTTATTCAGCCAGCACCACAACCAGCACCAGTAGCTGAACAACCATACTCTGATCCTAATCAATTAGAGTTTGATTTAAATAAAAAGGTTCATTATGAAGATATTCATAATAAGTTACTTGAACTTGAAGAGAAAATGATTAAAATTAATGTTAAGACTCAAGAGATATTAACGTTCTTGGAAGCAAGCAATAATAAAAAAAAACCGAAGATAACAAATGGAACTCAAGCTGGTTAAGAAAGATTTTGCCGACAATTTTTTAAGTGTTGTTGGTAAAGCTGTAGATATTGTGTCTATTAAGCTCAATAAGGATGGCTTATATGCTGTCTGTAATAAGCCTGATACGAGTATTATTCTATTAGCTAAATACAATAAGTCTTTTGATGTAGATCAAGAGATTACTCTTAATATTGGAGATGTTAAAAAGCTCTTAAGAGTTATTGACTGTATTGATGAAGATGAAC